AATAAAGGGGGGCATAGCCCCCCTGTGGTATTATGCTCCAGGAGAGCCGAAAATACCTCTCCAATCAGACCAACCAAAGCTATAACGCTCTCTGGCCTTATAACGAACATTTCCGGTTTCAAAGTCGCCTTCCATGTTTGTTGATACAGCCGTGCGAACAAAATGCTTAAGTCCGTTAGGAACGTCAGTCTTCAGGAAGAACGCATCAGTATCAGTCAGATAATGATTTACGGTGTAGCCTTCAGGAACCATGCCCATATTGCGAACCGCGTTAATATCATTGTCTGCCGTACCAACTCTTCCAGGAGATTCAAGAAGCCTATCCGCAACAAACTGCAAAGCAGGTGGGATAATTAGCTTTCTTGCCTGAGCGTTAATTTTAAGACCGCGCTCGTCTTCGAACGCAGCAATATCAATCAACGCTTGCTCCAATGAAGTTTCATTCAAATCAGCTGCAGTAGACAGCTCATTTTTCTGATCTTCATTTCCAACGGTTGGGTGGTCAGTTGCACAAAGCTCTTTTCCATCACCACCAACATAAGACGAACTAAAAGCATTATTTAAAATGTTAGCTGCCTTAATCTGCTTAGTGGTCATCATGGAACGTGCTAGTGCTCGTGTGTAACGAGAAGACAGAGTGTCATACAAGTTGTCCTCGATGGCTTCTTCAGTCAAGCTGAAGGCCAAAGCGACCGTGTCGTGTGTATAACGTGCTGTCCATGCTTCCTGTGCAGTGTCGTAGTTCACCGCAGAGCCTTCGCTCTTAACCGGTGCTTCTCCAAAGCCAGTCAGCATGACTTCTTCCTCGTAAGCTCTTTCAGAGTTTTCTGTATCGAAAATCTCTTCGTGCTCATTCGGATAACGATCATACTCTAGTCCAAAGAGAGCATGAAGGCCAGGAACAAGCTCTTTAACGAGTTGTGCTCTATTAATAGCCATTAATTACTCTCCTTAAACTGCGAAGGTGTTAGTTGGGAATGTAAAGTACGCCCGAGCATATGCACCAATAGCATTGCTAGGAGAATCTACAAAACCGACACATAAAGCAACACCACTAGAAGTAGTAGCTGTTACACCCTCTTTTGAACGTCCGTTAGTAGAACTACCGGCAGTAGTACTCAAAGTGTACTTATTACCGATAAAACTTACTGCAGGAGTTCCTGCTGTAAACTGTGCTTCAAATACAATACCAGGATCAGCATAAACATATGCCTCAGCATCTTCGCTGCCTAGTGTTGCTGTACTTGCAGTCCACGATTTAGAAAACGTAGGAGTCCCATCTGTAGCCGTGTAATACACACCGTAAAACACGCCAACAGGAGTTGAGGTTGCTCCCGCTTGATTGACATAACCCGAAGAAAGCGTGACTACGTCGCCGCTATAAATAGCAGTTCCGTATGCACTTGCAATACGCATTTTCTTGGGTCTAATTGTTCCCCCGTATAGGGAGAAAGCGGGGGTGAACCCATTAGGTGCATCCGTATTCGCCATTGTTAAACCCTCATATTAGAGTGATAGTTAATCAGAACTTACGTCCCGACTGCCAAATTCAACTTTAGAGTTCCTTTGAATGTCTCGTTTGCTAATAGGCATTCTAGGATCACTATCCCGCAAAAGGTCATTGTCTACTCCCTGAAGCTGTTCCTGACTTCTTCGTGAAAAGTAATCAGTTCTTTCTTCTACGGTTTCTTCTGGAACTTTTGCAAGAACTAAGCCACCTACTCCAATTGTACCCGCGTGCTTACCGTCGTCCACTGTAGGAGAGTCAAACTCTGGATAGTCTTCCGCTCTTACTGGTTCGAATCCTTCACGAATACGTTTAGACATATTCGCTTTGTCATCGTGACCTCGGACTTCTGCACGTAACCACCTGTGTTTATATCCAGGAGGTGCTTCTGGGGCATCCAACATTGAAGGGGGTTGCCATGTTTTTCTGCGAGCCTTCTTTGCTCGTGTATCAGCAGACCTAGGAGTTCGATCTGTCATTCTTTATCTCCTCTATACATATTTTGCGTACTCTTCTAACGGCACTCCGATCCTTTTCGCAATTGCTATTTGCGAAGGAGAGAGTGAAACTTTGCGTGCTCCGCGATTAGGAGACCCAACACCACGGCTAGGCCCAGCAACAGCGGGTTGTTGCACGGGTTTTGCTTGATCAAATTTTTGCGGGAAGTATTCCTGCATTCTTTTGTCAACCTCTTTATAATAATCCGGAGACTGAGGGTTCCAAACCATTTGGCCTCTTTGGTTATTCTCGGAGATTAAATCTTCGTGAATATCCATAGCAGCCTGAGTCATCACCCGATCCTGCCCGAACCATTTATTTCGTTCTGCCCATTCTTCCGTGATAGGATCTATCGAGGGAGGTGGGGGCTGTGGAGCCTGTTGCTGCGGAGCAGCAGGTGGCTTTTCAGCTCTTACCTTTTGTTGTCTTTGTAAACGCTGAACATTCTGCGCTTCTAATGAAGTTTTAGCAACTGCTTCTGTGGCTAATGCTATAGCCTCTGCATCGCCTAACTCTTGTGCTTCTTTAAGAGCTTTTCTAGCTCTTTCCGAATCAGACTTAACGCGAGCATCATATTCATTAACTAATGTCGTATCTGAAGAAGTTAACTTACTTTGCAGCGTTTGGTTTTCAGCTTGAACATTTTGAGCGAATTTAATTGCTTCTTGTTCTCGCCTTTCTGCCTCACGCATACGATAAGTTAGTTTATCGATGCGTTTTTTAACACCGGCACTATACTCATCTACCTCTTCGGTATGTTGAGTTTCTTCGATCGTTTGGTCACTTGTGTCCACGTCAGGAGTGCTATCTTGAATCACATCCGCTTCGTGAATATCAACTTCCTCTTCAGGAAGTTCTAGTTCTATATTTTGTTCAGCCACAGCTATAACTCCATATTATTGCAGAATGTCTTCTGGGTCGTTTATTACAGCAAGTACTTCATCATCGTTCAAAAGCCGCATGCTGCCGCCTTCGATATTGAACCTAGCCCCTGCGTAGCGTCCAAAAATAATAAAGTCACCCTCTTTACACCAAGGCCCATCTGGAAACTTTTCCTTGTCTGCATATGCGCTTGGTCCAACAGAAACGACTAAGCCTACAATCGCAGCTATTCGTTCCTTTTCGAGAGTTTGCTTTGCAAGCATAATTCCACCTTTAGTAGTGGCTTTAGGCTCGTGAGGCAGGATTAAAATCCTGTATCCCGTAGGTACGGGAAGTCTGTCTGCGTGTGCTTCTACATTTTCAGGTGTGATCTGAGAATCTTCTTTCTCAGTGTCAGACCCAAAATTTAGGACACGATCCGGTACTGTTTCAGTCATTTATCTCTTCCATTTTAGAGTGCAGGTTCACGATTTCTTGTTCAGCGAAATTTAAACCTGATATTTCGCCTACTACTCTCACATAGTGGGAATAGTCCTGTGCGTTGCCCGAAGCCAACATTTGCGAGAGCTCTTGTTGCCGCTCTCGTACTTTGCGGAGCAAATGCTCCGAAAACTTTATATAGTCCATTAATCGCTAATGTACCTATAGAAATTCAAACCTTTAGTGGCTGCGCCACCGCCCTTTATTTTGGTTTCTTTACCATCAATAACTTTTCCAGCCGATACTTCTTTGGCTTGAGCAAAACCTTCCGCAGATGCGCTCATAGGTTCTACTTTTACGCCAGCAGGCTGGGAACTGGGCTTAGGGTAATCCCGATTACGTGTTTTCATTTTTTGCCTTTACTTTTTGTTGAGCCGCCTCGCTTCATTTTACGAGCACCCGATTTTTTCATCATCTTAGGCATTTTCTTTCTACCCTTCATTCTTGTCTCCTTCTGAATACAAATTATTGAAAGTTATTTTCGGATCCATGTAGCTGTCATGAATCTCTGCGCTGTGTAAGTGCTGACTAGGATAAAAATCAGGCGCACCTGATCCTGTCTCCCAAAGTGCTGGGTTAGTCGCTCTTACACGATTGTTAGGAAGTGCAACGATATTGCCTGTCCATTTACCAGCGTCTGTTAACTCTAACACATGACTTTGTTTATGTTGTGCTGAGTCATCAGCAATATCATTACCCGTGTAATCAACAGTAAATAAATATCGCCCAGTGTGAAATTCGTTATCTATCTTACACAGCCAAGGACTAGAAGAAACACGATCCATTTTAATAACAGCATGTTCATGAGAACTACAATCCCACGGCTGAGCTAAATGCGTAGGCATAGCTTCAGGCATCTCCTCTAAAACGGAGTCTGCAACAAGCGCAGTTATAGGCATCCTAGCCCACATCGCGCCACCGTGTATGTTTTCTGCATCTTCTTCTGCATCAAGCTCAAATCCTGTAAAGACTACTTGAAAAGACAAGCACCTATCTGGAATGGTGTTTACCGCAAAAACAACCGCGTGTAAATACTCTCCATGGTAGTCTAAATGATTGTGTGTAAATTCTTTTCGGATCCATGCGTTAAAATGAGGTATGTTGCTTAATAAATAAGCCACCTACTCCTGTTCTCTAGATTCGCGAACAACCTTCGCGATCTCAGTTAGGTTTGAATCAATATCTCTTTCATTTTGCATTTCAGCTTCTTGCAGATCTGCAGCAACCTTAATATCTGTCTGTCGTTCTTGAGAGTCAAGTTTCTCTAGTTCGAGATCAGTCTTACGCTGCGAGTCTCTGTCTTTCTGAGACAGTTTTTCGTATTCCAGATTCATCTGCTCTTGGAACATTTCGCGTTGAGGGTCTTGCTGCTGTGCGGCCATTGCTTGCGCTAACGCTTGCTCCTGACCTGTTATTTGTTGCGTAGCTTGTGCCGCAGCCATTGCGATCTGACTTTCCATCTCTGGGGGTAGTTGAGGCATTTGACCGTCCGGTCCAGGCTGTGGTAACTGAATACCTTGCTGCGCCAGAATCTGTTCCATCTGCACTCTGTACTTCAATGCAATGTGCTCTTGAATATGCGCTTGCAATGCTGACATAGCTTGCGGGTTTTGCTGCATTTGTGGGTTTTGCATAAACGCCATATGCGCTTGGATATGTGCGTCGTGATTCTGTTGAATAAATGCTTTTAATGGTACGTTCATTAAAGCATCCATATTTTCCTGAACAGGGTCTTTAGGTGTTGGCTCAAATTCAGGAAGTAATAAGTCGTCAATATCTCGTATGTTTAACGCCAAATACATTTTACGAAACGCTTCCCGCATATTATGTAGTTGCGGTGCACTTTGTGCCATCTGAAGCTGTGTCTGTGCTAAGATGATTCGCTGTGTGGTGCTAAAGATGTTAGGATCAGAAACAGGTATAACATCTACGTTGTCGCTAAAGTCTTCACGGAAAACACTTTGCTGTGCGCCTTGTACTTGGTAAGGATATTCCTGTGGAAGCACCTCTCCGAATATACGCTTGAGTATTTTGAATTCATTGCGCTGTGCATAGTGCAGTCGTTTATGAATTGCAGAAATAACCTTCTGGCCTTTCTCTAACACTGCAACTGTAGTGCCTACTGGAGCATTTTGATTACCATCTCCAGTTCCTTGATCCATCACTGCTGCGAACTTCTGACCAGACTCAACTAAAAGACCTAATAGTTGTGCTAATGTACCGCTTGGTTCTTTATAAGGTAGTGGCAAGAAGGAATCGCGAATAACACCTCCAGGAGTGTCAACATCACGCCACTCTCCTGGTTGTATAGGGTCATCAGACCGCTGAATATTTAATCCACGAGATTTAAAACCAGCAGGTAAGTTTGAAAGCGTTCCTGCGTCAATTAATTGTCGTAATATTGCAGTAGCGGATTTAGTTACACCGCCAATCATATGAATTAGACCAAATCCGTAAAATCCCAATCCAGGAAGGAATTTATAATGCGTAAAGTATTCAACTTTTCTACGCATAGGATCTGTTGGGTCATAATTTTGCCGTATTGATAAAACTTCGTTAGTATCTAGGCAGATAGTGATAATATACGGTAACGCCAAGCCGGTAGGCTCCCCGTTTTCATCTTTG